AACTACCGACAAGCAGATAATAAGTGGACCAGCAATGATTCCTAACCAATCTATTTACAGAAGGAGTAAAGATGGTGAAGAATACAATGTTATTTTCTCTAAAGAAACGATTCAAAAAATAGTTGAGAGATATTTCAAGAATCAGTATGTAACTAACTTCAATCTTCAGCATAAGAAAAATATGTTAGCGGATGGAGTTTATCTTATTGAGTCTTTCATCATTGATTCAAGCAGAGGAATAAAAACACCTGAAGGATTTGAAGACCTACCCGATGGCACTTGGTTTATTTCGTGCAAAGTAGATAACGAAGAGATTTGGAACGATTATATCAAGAGTGGTAAGTTTAAAGGATTCTCAGTAGAGGGATTATTCACAGATAGAAAAGTAGAGATGGTTTCAAATGTTCAAGAGGCTATCGCATTGATTGATAAATTACAATTAAATAAAACAAATATATATAACAATATGAGCGATGTAAAAGTGCTATTAAGCAAACTCAAAGAAATCTTTTCAGAAGAGACTATTATGTCATTTGAAGAGGCAAAATTAGCTGATGGAATTACCATTATAAAGTGGGAAGGACCATTGGCAGAAGGTACCAGCGTAATGGTAGTAAGTGAATCAGGTGAAGTACCAGCTCCAGATGGCGAACACGAGCTTCAAGATGGTAGAAAAATTACAATTGAAAATGGTAAAGTAACTGCTATCGTTTTACCTGAATTTCCAGCTGAATCTCCTGAAGAAGAACCATCAGTAGAAGTAGAAATTGAGGCAGAACAAAAAATGGCTGAAGATTACCTTCCAATGATTGAGGCAATGGGTGCTAAGATTATGAAAATGGAAGAAATGATGGCAGCTTTAGAGGCTAAAATTTCTGAAAAGATGGGCGCAACTGAAGAGAAAATGAATACACAAAAAGATGCTTTCTCTAAATTAGTTGAGATCGTTGAAAAGTTAGCAGATGCACCTTCTGAAGTAGTAGAAGCTAAAGCTTTCAATGTAAATTTTCAAGCTGAAAAAGATAATCAGTACAATAAATTAAACGATATTTTAAACATATTAAATAAATAAAAAAATGGCATTCTCAGTAGGTACATTAACAGGCTATGTAAAAGCCAATGAAAGAGAATTATTGACTAAGTCTTTATTCTCAGCAAAATCAATCAGTTTGGCAAGTAAAATGCCGAATGTAAAATCAGCAAGTCAAGTAAACTTGATGGATACTGACGCAGTATTTCAATCAGGTACATCTTGCGGATTCTCTGCTTCAGGTACTACAACTTTCACAAAAAGGACTATGACTGTATCTCCAATTAGAGTACACGAATCTTTGTGTCCAAAAACATTAGAGAACACTTGGTTAGGTTTAGTATTGCCTTCAGGTAGTAATCCAAAATCAATTCCATTTGAACAACAATTTACCGACTTGAAAGCTGGTTTAATTGCACAAAATTTGGAGAGAGCTTTTTGGCAAGGTGATACTGGTAGCGGTGACAATGCTTTAGCTCAATTTGATGGAATGATTAAACTTGTTACAAGTGTATCAGGTAGTGCAATTGCTGCTAACTCATCTGCATTTATGAGTGGTGCGCCTTACTCTGCAACTGGTGGTATCACAACATCAAATGTAATTGCAATTTTGCAAGGAGTTTTCAGAGCAATTCCAGCAGCATTAGTAGACAAAACTGATACAACAATTTTCGTAGGTATTGATACCTTCAGAACTTATCAGTTAGCTTTAACTAACGCTAATTTGTTCCACTACAACACAGATAGTTCAAGCAGTAATTTTGAAATCGTTATGCCTGGTACTAACATTAAAGTAGTAGGAGTAAATGGTTTGAACGGAACTAACAGAATCTACGCTTTACGCACATCAAATATGTTCTTCGGATGTGATGTGTTAGGCGAAGAGTCTAAGTTTGAATTATTCTGGGCGCAAGAGGCTATGGAAGTTCGTTATGTATGCGAGTTCAAAGCTGGTGTACAAATCGCATTCCCAGCTGAAATCGTTTATTACGTAGGATCTTAATTAATTAACAATAAGAGGGGATTCGGTTTGACAATTCAAGCCTTATCCCCTTTTTTATAAACAATAAAAGGAGAAAAAAAATTATGCCGTGTGCAGTAACAGCAGGATATACACTTGATTGCAAAGACGCAGTTGGTGGTTTAAAAAATATCTATTTCGCAAATGGTTTACCAAGTGCAGCTACTATAACAAGTACAACTGCAAGTGGTATTTCAAATGTAAGTGGAGTGAGTTTTTATAAGTACGAATTAATGCCACAAGCAGCAGATTCGTTCACTGAAGAAATTACATCTACACCAGCAAATGGAACAGTATTTTACACTCAAACAGTAGTAACAAATTTCGCTAAGATGAGTCAAACTTCACGCAATAAGTGGTTGACTTTAGCTCAAGCTCGTTTGTTAACTATCATTGAGAAAAAGGATGGTACATTTTGGTTACTTGGTGAAGTTAACGGATTAGAAGTAAGTGCTGGTTCACATACAAGTGGAGCTGCAATGGGAGATTTCAACGGAGTTCAGTTAACTTTAACTGGTATGGAGGCAGCACCAGCGCAAATCTTAACGAGCGCATCTGCGTTTACCAAAATATAGGCTTCAAGATAGGGTTGTTTCATAGTTAGATTAGGTAGCTCACAAGGCTACCTTTTCTATTTTATAACTTTTTCAATTTTTAATATATACATATATGGTCAATTTAACCTATGGCGAGAACGAATTGTTGTTAACTGGTACAGAAAACATAACTGACCCAAACATAACTACATTGAACCAAGCTTGGTTTGGTATTTATTCGCAAGTAACTAAGCAAACTAAATGGGTTAAGGTAGTTAATCAATCATTATATTTGCCGAGATGCGATAATTTTGAAATGACAATTGTTAACAGCCAAGCAGCAGAAGACTTGTTAGAAGGAATTGTTTATTTAAAAGAAAAAGGATTTTACGAGTATTCTCTATACACAAATACTGGTGGAGAAAGTCCAAGCGAAAACGATACTTTACTTGAAAGAGGCAAGTGTCTTTTAGAGTTCAGCGATGCAACAATAACAACTTATGACCCAAACATTGAAGTAATAGTTTATGACAGACAATAAAAGTAAATTCGTTTTTTATAACGAACCCGTTTCAACTTATACGGTACCAGTTTTTGAGAAAGACAAAAACAAAGACTGGGTTAATTACGGAGAGGATAACTGTTACCCTCAGTATTTAGTAGGCCTGTTTAATAGGAGTGCTAAACACAATGCAATTTTAACAGCCAAACAAAAGTACACTTACGGCAGAGGCTTAAAGATTAAAGAGAATTTAATAACTGACCAAGCTATTAAAGCTCAGTCTTTTTTAGTGCGTCCTAACAACTTTGAAACACTCAGCGACATATTTAACAAGGTAGTTTTAGATAAAAGATTATACGGTGGCTATGCGCTTCAAATAGTTTGGAGTAAGTTAAGCGGTAAGGTGGCGCAATGCTATCACATGGACTTTGCAAAGGTTCGCTCTAACGTAGATAATACTTCTTTTTACTATTCAGATAATTGGGAAGATTACAGGCCAAAGGTTACTGAGTTTGACGCATTCAACCCTGAGAAAAGAGAGGGAGTTCAAATACTTTATTATAGAGAGTATAGGCCTAATTTAGCTACTTATCCATTACCTGACTATATAGGAGCTATTCCATACATAGAAAGCGATGTAGAAGTGGCGAATTTTCATAGAGCTAACCTGCAAAATAATTTTTTCTTTGGTGGTATTTTAAACTTTAACAACGGCATCCCGACCGATGAAGAGCAAAGAGCCTTAGTAAGAAGGATAAACAACAAACACGGCAGCACAGATAACGCTGGTAGATGGATAATTAATTTCTCAGATGGTTCAGATAAGGCACCGAATGTAATTAGTCTTCAACCATCGGAATTAGACAAACAATTTGACATCTTAAACGATACTATCCAGCAAGAGATTTTTGTAGCTCACAGAGTTACTTCGCCTATTTTTATGGGAATTCGTGTTGAGGGTCAACTTGGTGGTAGAAACGAAATGATTGACGCTTTTAAATTGTTTGAACAAAACGAAATCAAGCCAGATCAGAACCATTTTGAGGAATTGTTTAATTATATAATAGGTTTAAACGGAATCAATCAGCCTTATGAAGTACAACCTTTAGAGCCTTTCAGTCCTGAGTTCACTGAACAAACTTTGATTCAAATTGCGACAAAAGACGAATTAAGAGAGATGGCAGGTTTACCTAAATTAGAACAACCAACGCCAGTAACTCCTCAGTCTTTTAGTGAAGATAGCGAAATTGAAGTTTTCGCAGAGTACGGGGTAGATGCAGACGAATATTTTGAAATTGAAAGCAGAAAATTAGAGATTTTTGAAGACCACTACTCTTTTGAGTCACACTTAGAGTTTAGTGAGCAAGATTTAACAGAGATGGCTTTTGCTATTGAGTCACTAACTGAAGAGGAGAGAAGGTTAATAAGCCAAGTAAAAAGAGACCCATTAATAAG